GAATCATAAGGATGGAAATAAGAATAACAATGCTGTTTCTAATCTGGAGTGGTGTACCAATAGAGAGAATGCCCACCATGCTATAGAGAATGGTCTGTGGGATTCTGTGTTTGAAGGTGCTAGAAGGGTGAATGAGGCAAAGAAGAAGCCTGTCCTTGGATTCTATAGAGGAGAGGACACTTGCAATTTCAAAAGATTTGAGAGTGTAGCAGAAGCAGAGAGATATCTTAACTCCAGACATATCAGTGATGTGCTGAAGGGCAAGAGAAGCCATGTAAAAGGATGGACATTCAGATATGAGGAGGTGATGCCAGATGAAGATTACATTTCAACCGCCAAGTGCAAAACAGAAGCTGTTCTTATTAGCTAAGAGCAAACACGTTGCGTTTGGCGGGGCATGAATGTCCCTTCATTGGAATAAGTAAGGGGCGGTGGCAAGTCTTGGTCGGTAAGATTCAAGGCTAGAATACTGGCATTAAAACACGCAGGCATCAAGATAATGATTATCCGTCAGACCTACCCAGAACTGATGGCAAACCATATCAAACCACTGAAGGCAGACTTACAAATCGGCACAAAGGATTCTGTAGCTAAATATAACGATAGCCGAAAGGAAATCACCTTCATCAATGGAAGTACCATCCTGTTCGGATACTGTGCCAATGACAAGGACTTGGACAGATACCAAGGTACAGAAGTAGATATCATGTTCATTGATGAAGCTTGCAATTTCACAGAGCATCAGCTTAAGGTTCTCAGTGCCTGTGTCCGTGGTGTTAATGACTTCCCAAAGCGAATCTACTACACCTGTAACCCATCTGGACAGGGCATGGGATACATCAAGCGCATCTTTATCGACAGGAAGTTTGAAGAAGGTGAGAATCCAGAAGATTATGAGTTCATCCAGAGTCTGGTTACAGATAATGAAGCACTGATGAAGAGCAATCCAGACTACATCAAACAGTTGGAAGCACTTCCTCCAAAGCTTAAGGAAGCATGGCTGAACGGCAGATGGGATGTGTTTGAAGGAATGTTCTTCGAAGAGTTCAGAACCACACCAGAACCACAGAAGTGCCATGATGCAGGCATTACCACAGAAGAGGCACTGCAGGAACACAGGTGGACTCATGTTATCAAACCATTCGATATTCCGAAGGATTGGAAGATATACAGAAGCTATGACTTCGGTTATGGCAAACCATTCTCTATCTGTTGGTATGCAGTAGACTATGACGGTGTAGCTTACATGATACTGGAACTGTACGGATGCACAGCAACACCAAACGAAGGTGTGAAATGGAGTGCATCACAGCAGTTTGACAAGGTATGTGAGATAGAGAGAGAACATCCATGGCTTAAGGGCAAGCGCATACAGGGTGTTGCCGATCCTTCCATCTGGGATGGTTCAAAGGGTATATCGGTGGCAGAAGAAGCAGACAAGCACCAGTTGTGGTTCGAAAAGGGAATCAATGACCGAATAGCAGGATGGATGCAGGTCCATGAGAGACTCAAGTTCGATGAGAACGGCAATGCAATGCTGTATTTCTTTGAGAACTGTAAACACGCAATCAGGACCATTCCTCTGATGATGTATGACGAGCATAAGCCAGAGGATTTGGATACCGATCTGGAAGACCACATCGCAGATAGTCTTCGCTATTTCTGCATGATGCGACCAATTAAACCACGAATAGTAGTGGAAGAACAGATACCTATGTACGATCCACTCGATCAGTACACAGATAGCAAATACAATAAAGCAATATTCAGGAGGTTATGATGGCAAAGAAGATTATTGCTCCAGAAGGAGAACAGGCAGTACAACAGCCACAGACAGAACTGCAGGCAAGAAAAGAGCAGGAAATCGAAATGCTCAAGCGCACTGCAGAGTATAAACAGATGCAGGACACCATGCCTAAGAAGATAGGTCCTAAAGAGATTAGAAAGGCATCTGAGACACTTCGCAAGTACAAGGAAGGTAAGACTAGGCTTGAGCAGAAAATCATCGCAAATGAGGAGTTCTGGAAGCTTAGACAGTGGAACTACATGAATGATGGCAAGGATGACTTCAAACCTGCTACAGCATGGCTGTGGGCTTGCATCCAGAGCAGATATTCCGATGTCATGGATTCCTATCCGACCTGTAATTTCCAACCACGGCAGGAGGATGACAAGATTGAAGCAAAGAAGCTGTCCAGTATCGTTCCTGTAATCTTAGAACAGAACAGATACGAAGATGTTTACTCTGATATCGCATGGTACACCTTAAAACATGGTGGAAGCGCACAGGGAATCTTCTGGGATGGTTCTAAGCACAACGGTCTTGGTGACATCAGCATTAAGAAAATCGACCTGATCAACCTCTTCTGGGAGGCAGGCATTACAGACATACAGGAATCTGCGAACCTGTTCAACACAGAACTGGTATCCAATGCCATTCTGGAGCAGAGATATCCTCAGTGCGTAGGCAAGCTTGGTGGCAAGAAGAATGTTACCCTTGCGAAATACTTATATGACGATAACGTGGACACATCCGACAAGTCCGTGGTTGTCGATTGGTATTACCATACATATGTCAACGGCAAGAAGACACTCCAGTATGTAAAGTACGTGGGTGACATCGTGCTGTATGCGACAGAGAATGAGATAACAAGACCAGAAAAGGTTGTTGTTGATCCAGAGACAGGTGTTCCGCTTACACTTCCACAGGGAGAGAGCATGGCAGAACGTGGTTTATATGACCATGCGCTGTATCCGTTTGTTACCATGGCATTGTATCCGATTGAAGGAAGCATCTGCGGTTATGGTTTAACCGACATCGGAAGGGACACACAGTTCCAGATTGATATGCTCAACAAGGCTATTGTAGACAATGCACTGGCAGGAGCAACACCAAGATACTTCACAAGAAATGACGGTACGGTAAATGAAAAGGAATATGCCGACACATCCAATAAATTTGTCCATGTGGAAGGCAATATCGGTGAGGAAAACATCAGACCGATTGACTCCAAACCATTAGACGGCATCTATGTAAACTTCCTCACGCAGAAGATTGATGAGATGAAGTTCATCACCAGTAATCAGGATGCCAACAACGGTGTAGCACCATCTGGTGTAACCGCAGGCAGTGCTATTTCCGCATTGCAGGAAACTGCAGGCAAGAATGCACGAAGCAGTAATAAGGCATTCCACAGAGCGTATAGAGAAGTATGTTACCAGATCGTGGAGTTGATCCGACAGTTCTATGACATTCCAAGAACCTTCCGCATTATGCCAGATGGTATGAAGGAAGAGTTCGTGCAGTTTGATAACAGTGGTATCAAGCCACAGGCACAGCAGACCATGGGCATGGATATGGGACTCAGACTTCCTGAATTTGATATTGATGTAACCACAGAGAAGGCTAATCCGTACAAGAAGATGGAAATCAATGAACTGGCACTGAACTTCTACAATCAGGGATTCTTCAATCCTCAGATGACAGATCAGGCACTTGCCTGCCTTGGCATGATGGACTTCACGAAGAAGGAAGAAGTGATGCAGAAGATTCAGGAGAACGGCACACTGATGGAAATGCTCATTATGTATCAGCAGTTAGCAATGCAGTATGCAAGCCAGATTGATCCGATGCTTGGTGAACAGGTGGCAAACATGGTTCTTCAGCAGAGTGGACAGCCGATACCACAGGGTGGTGGAATGGTTGACCTTGACGGTGGTGGAGAGCATCCGTACAACGAAAGGGCAAGAGAACAGGCAAGAGCATCCACGCAGGCAGACTAGGGAGGAAACATGATAGAGATTCGGTTTAATCCAGAGAAACTGGAATTAAAGATAAGCGGTCATGCAGGACAGGCAGAGAAGGGACAGGATATCGTGTGCAGTGCGGTATCCATCCTCTTCTACACATTGGCACAGGCAGTGGCAGACAGTGAGGATATGCTGACAGAAGCACCAGTGACCAATATGGAAGATGGCAATGGTTATGTATCCTGCAAGCCAAAGGAAGAGTATAAGGCAACGATGCAGAGAACATACTGGACCATCCTCACAGGGTTTGAATTACTCACACAGGCATACAAGGAATATGTAAGTTTCGCAGTTGTCTAGGGGGGTTAGAAATCACACAAATCAAGTGATTATAATAGTAACATAAAGGCTCGTATCCTCAACTACAGAAGGGAGAAATCCAACAACATGAATGAATTTTTATTAAACCTGCAGTTATTCGGTGAAGGTGGAGACGGTGGCAGTGGTGGTGCTACAGCCTCTTCTGGAGAAGGCGCAGGAGTAGAATCTGGAGAAAAGAAAGAAATACCTGCCTCCATCCCAGAGAAGGCACACAAATACTACCAGAAGGCAATGGAGAAGCTTCCAA